GAGAAGACAAAACAGCATAAGTGTGCCATATTTTATATGTCACAGTTATCTGCCGAAGCAGAAGGCAAGGTTGTTCTTAACCAAGCCATGATGGAGGGCAGTAGAACAGGTAAGGCAGCAGAAGCCGATTTGATGATTTTGATAGCAAAAGATGCACCTGTAAATAAGAAAGGTGGAGATGACGATGGTGGTGAGGAAAGTACACTGCGTCACATCAATGTTGTTAAGAATAAATTGTCTGGTTGGCATGGTCGCATTGTCTGTGATTTAGATTACAAAACAGCGAGGTACACAGCATGATGAATTTAGGTTTAAATAAATTTACTAAAAAAGACTTGCCCAACTTAGAGTCTAAAATAACAATATCTAAATTCAAATCAGATCAATGTGAGGAAGAGAATTACCATAGAGCCTACTATAATAATCCTTACAAGAGAGATATTGAAAGAATAGAAAAATTAATATCCTTGATACATGAAGATTTAGAAATAGAAGATTATAAAGATGGTCTTGTTTTAATAAATAAAAAATTTGTTGTATCTTTATTGCATAATAACTGGAGAGTTTTAAATAAAAATATATGGTATAAGCACAAAGATATTAAACATTTTGTAAGCAACTATATAAGAAAGGACACAGCATGATTACACAATTACTATCATTTCTTTTTGGTAATCTTGATGTTAAAGATATCAAAAGAAAAGAAGAACTAAAAGAGACAGCACTAGAAATATCTAGGAACGCATTACGGCAATATAATAAACAAAAGGATGGATATGTTTATGTGATATCCAACCCTGCATGGAAAGGGTGGTACAAGGTTGGTATGGCTGTTGATTCGCAGGATAGGTGTGGTAGTTATCAAACATCTAGTCCTCACAGAGATTATAGATTAGAATACAGCAAATATTTTTTAAATCGTAAAGTGGCTGAAGAGATAGCACATGAAGTAATAAGTGAGATTTCTCTTGACAGAAATGGAGAATGGTTTAGAGTAAGTGTTAATAAGATTCGAAAAATAATCAAGGGAATAGATTATGAAATTAGTGCTTGATGTAGAGAATACTGTAACCAAACGGAACGATAGGCTACACCTAGATCCTTTTGAAACCAATAACTCCCTTGTCATGATTGGAATGAAGAGTGAGCTTGGTGAGCAGGTAGTTACGTTTGACCACAGTGAAACAGAACCCACACCAGATGGGCAAAAGATTGTTCAAGATATGCTTGATAAGGCTACAGTTCTTGTATGCCACAACGTATCACACGATCTCCTCTGGTTGTGGGAGTCTGGTTTCAAGTATGACGGTATTGTTTTTGACACAATGTTGGGGGACTACGTTTTACAGCGAGGTCAAAAGAAACCGTCATCACTTGAGATGTGTGCAGAGAGGTATGGACTAGAAACAAAGAAGCAAGATACATTAAAAGAATATTTCAAAAAAGGGTTCTCTGTTCGTGACATACCTCATGCCGAGTTATCTGAGTATCTAGTGGCAGACTTACGTGCCACCGATGAACTATCAGATAAGATATTCGGCAGATTATATGGTAAAGATAGTGGGTTGATGAATACTGTTAGCCTTACAAACATGGTGGCTGTTTGTTTGTGTAAGATATACAGGAATGGTTTTGCTGTTGATTATGTAGGATTAGAAGAAGTTAGACAAGAGTTCGAAAAAGAAAAGAGACAGCTTGTACAAGATTTAAATGTACAAGTTAGAGAACTCATGGGTGATGTTCCTATCAATCTGAATAGTCCAGAGCAACTATCGTGGGTTATATACAGCCGTAAGCCAAAAGATAAGAATGATTGGTCTAGCTGTTTCGATCACAATATGGACTACAATGGTTTTAAAAGCAAAGTTCTGGACAAAGCTGAAACTATTTACAAGAAGAAAGCATTTAAATGTGAAGCCTGTGATGGTAAAGGTGTGATACAAAAGATGCGAAAAGACGGTAAGCCATATGCCAGACCTACAAAATGTTCCACATGTAATAATCTTGGGTTTATATACAAGAATGTTGGAAATGAAGTAGCTGGTCTAAAGCGACAGCCACCTAATTCACGTTGGGTTAGTCACAGTGGTTTCACAATCAACAAAGCAAATGTAGAGATACTTGAGAACATGGCTAGACGAGAAGGTGACAAGACAGCAGAAAGTTTCTTGAAGAAGATACGCAGGTTGTCTGCTGTAGAAACATACCTATCTAGCTTTGTAGAGGGCATAGCAGACCATGTTAAGAGAGATGGTAAGCTACACGTTAGATTACTACAGCATCGCACCTCTACTGGACGATTTAGTGGAGCAGACCCTAACATGCAGAATATGCCCAGAGGTGGTACATTTCCTGTGAAGAAAGTATTTATATCTCGTTGGAACAAAGGTAAGATACTTGAAGCAGACTTTGCACAGTTAGAATTTAGAGTTGCAGCATTTTTGTCGCAGGATAAAACTGCCATTCGTGAGATATGTAATGGTGTGGATGTTCATGCCTACACAGCAAAGATCATATCGGAAGCAGGACAGCCTACTACAAGACAAGAAGCTAAAGCACATACCTTTGCACCTCTTTATGGTGCTACAGGGTATGGTAGAACAAAAGCTGAAGCTGAATACTACGAGCAGTTTACCAAGAAGTATGACGGTATAGCTAACTGGCATAGTAATCTTGCCCAAGAAGCTATAGATACTTTGAGGATAAAAACACCATCTGGCAGAGAGTTTTCTTTTCCAGATGTTGAAAGAAAAGGCAATGGTAAAGTTACGTATGGGACACAGATTAAGAACTATCCTGTACAGAGTTTTGCTACTGCCGACATCGTTCCTTTGGTTCTGATACGAATAGAGGAAGCCTTGCAAAATATGCAAAGCTGTATTGTAAATTCTGTACATGACTCTATCGTTATAGACATTCATCCAGATGAACAAGATCAAGTTTTAAAGGTGATGAAAGATATTAACAAGAACTTAAAAAATATAGTTGACAATCATTTCAATATAGACTTTAATGTACCCTTGTTATTAGAATCAAAAATAGGAAATAATTGGCTTGACACTAAAGATGTCATGTGATATAACTATAGTTCTTTAAGTAAGATAGGAGATAAATATATGAGTGCAAACATTACAACAATAGATACAGATAACTATGCAGTTATGGCGAAAGCTATGGGTATGGCATCTGAAAGCGATACAAAGAAGAAGTCCAGTACACTGGCTCGACTACGTATCAATCATTCACCTTTGATGGGACAATCTGAGATCAATGGCAAGTCTGTCAATGTCGAAGTTGTTGAGGGTGGTACATACAAACTTGAAGTCCCAGATGGTGAAACATTTTATTCCACCACAGCGAGTGTTCGTCCGTTTATGCAGAGGTATATGTATAAGCGATTTGTCATGGGTTCTGGTGATACACCAAACAAATACATTAAGACAGTTATGAATGACAATCTTAATGTTGACCTAAAGGACAATGACGGTGGTTTCAACTGTGGTAAACCTGCAGGGTTCATTCAAGACTTCAAGGCTCTTGACCAATCTACACAGGATCTTATCAAGCAGATCAAGAGAGTGCGTGTTATCTTTGGTACTATTGATATGAAAGATGCTGTAGATTCAAACGGTGTATCTGCTGAGTTAGGCACTACACCTTTCATATGGGAAGTAGAAAACAGAGATGCTTTCAAAACTCTTGGCAACTGTTTTGTTAAGTTGTCTAAGATGAAAAGGCTACCACCACAGCATACATTTGAGGTAGCTACTGAGCAGAGAAAATTACCCAACGGTAATAGTTTTTATCTTCCTTCTGTTGCTGTCAACTTGACAGATATAATAAAGCTGTCTGACGAAGATCAGCAAACATTTGCAGACTTTATGCAGTGGGTTGACAACTACAATGATTACATCATCGGTGCTTGGGATGAGAACTCTCGTAAGAAAGAGGATATGGACGTTGATGTTGTTGATGAGATCATTGAAACAGAGGAGATACCATTCTAATGAACCATCCCTCTGAAATGGCACTGCATCAATACTTGGAAGATGCTATCAATGGAAAGACCTCTATGTCTGCCAAAACTATAGCAGGTATAAAGAAAGACATAGGGGAAGCTCTCAAGCGTCAGTTTGGTAGTCGTACAAAGCGTAGGAAGTTTCAACTGCGTATGTCAAATGTGGGTAGACCTACCTGTCAACTATGGTTTGAAAAAAACATGCCAAATTACGCAGACCCTCTACCTACAACATTCGTAATGAACATGATGCTAGGTGATATTGTTGAAGCTGTGTTTAAGGGTTTGATGAAAGAAGCTAAAATTGATTTCCAAAACTCAGAAAAAGTTTCATTAGACATTGCCGACACAAAAGTTAGTGGCACATATGATTTAGTATTGAATGATGCTGTAGATGATATTAAGTCTGCTTCAGATTGGTCTTATCGAAATAAGTTTGAATCATTCGATACTCTTGCAGAAGAAGATCCATTTGGTTATGTGGGACAGTTGGCAGGTTACGCTAAAGCTTCTGGCAAGAAAGCAGGTGGTTGGTGGGTTGTAAATAAAGCTAATGGTAGTTTTAAATATATACCTGCTGATAACATTGACGTTGACAAAGAAGTAAAAAAACTAGAAGATAACGTCAGAGTAGTAACACTTAATAAATTTAAAAGGTGTTATGATTCAGAAGAAGAAACATTCAGAGGTAAGCCAACTGGTAATAGAGTGCTTGGTAAAACGTGTTCTTTTTGTAGATATAAACACTCCTGTTGGGAAACATTGCAAGAGTTACCATCATTGGTATCTCAAGCAAAAGATCCGAAGATTGTTTCGTATGTTAGTATTAGAAAGGAGAAAGTCGCATGAATGATAAATCAAATCCTACACTAGAGGAAATGGCTAGTGAAATATCTGAAATGGAAAAGCAGCTTTTGGACATGAAAAAAGCATATCGTGAAAAAAAGTATGAGGGATTGAAGATAGCTATGGATACACCAGACTTTGTATTGCCAAATGGTATTATAATAGAAACTAAAGGCAGATTTACTGTAGCTGATAGACGGAAACATCTTTTAATAAAGAAACAGCATCCTAAATTAGACATTAGATTTGTTTTTGAAAACGAAAACAATAAACTGAGAAAAGGATCAAAGACCTCTTATGGTAAATGGTGTGATAAGAATGACTTTCTTTATTGCACTAGAGTTATACCACAGACTTGGCTAAAGAAAAGAGGTAAAAAGACTTATCCTACTCTCATACAATTTAGGAATAAAAAAATATGACCAGAGAACCACTGAACTTTTTAGGATACAGAGACGAAGAGATTAGTATCCGTGTATCACCAGAACTTGACAATAACAAATGGACAGGTAATTTGTACCTAACCATTGATGCTTTTGATACTAATCCTTTAAATGATGTAGACTATTTTTCACTTATGAATTTTGTACGCATGATAATGGCAACTCCTGTTTTAGTAGAAGAAGATGACATTTTTAGAGATAAACTTTGGGAAATAGCACAAAAAGATGTTGACGAACAGAAAAAAAATGGTAAGATACTTGGAAGAGAAGGTAATATAATAAAACTTCAGTTTAACAACAAAACAGATGGGAGTGCATAATATGGCAAAATGGAATGTAGATTGTAATAATAAAGATATGGTAAATAGTCCACCACATTACAACAAGTATGGTGTAGAATGTATTGAAGCTATTCAATCAGCTACAGGCGAAGGCTTTGAGTATTATCTACAGGGTAATATTATTAAGTATCTTTGGAGATACAGATACAAGAATGGTGTGCAGGATTTAGAGAAAGCACAGTGGTATCTCAATAAATTAATAGAAGTAAAAAAAGGTGATACTACATCCCCAGATTTATTTACTTCTTTTGGTATAGAGTTGAGTAATGGTTGTTAAAATATTTCTAACATTAGATTTGGATGAAGAAGATTATCCTATACCTGCTGATGGTGATCCTAGTGAGGAGATACAAGAAGCTGTAGAAGAGTTTATTCACGACATTGATGGACTTAAAATAAAAAATATTAAAATTATAACGGAGAATTAATTATGGATGATTACCAAAAATTTATTGCAGTTTCTAGATACGCTAGATGGATAGAAGACAAAGGACGCAGGGAAACATGGGACGAAACTGTGCAAAGGTACGTAGACTATATCACTGAGAAAGTGAAAGGTCACTTGCCTAAACAACAAATTTTTGAAGCTATAAAGAAACTAGAAGTTATGCCGTCTATGAGAGCCTTAATGACAGCAGGACCTGCTCTCGAAAGAGACAATACGGCAGGATACAACTGTAGCTATCTTCCTGTTGATGATCCAAAAGCTTTTGATGAAGCTATGTATATTCTTTTGTGTGGCACTGGTGTTGGATTTTCTGTAGAAAGACAGTATGTAAGTCAACTACCAGAGATACCACAGGGTTTTGAAGAAGTTGACACATGTATACAAGTACAGGATAGCAAAGAAGGATGGGCAAAAGCATTACGCAAGCTTATAGGACATCTATATATGGGAGAAGTTCCTATATGGGACATGTCAAAGGTAAGACCTGCAGGTGCTAGATTAAAAGTGTTTGGTGGTAGAGCTAGTGGTCCTGCACCTCTCATTGATCTATTTAATTTTACTGTAGCTTTATTTAGACAAAATGCAGGTCGTAAGCTGTCTAGTTATGATTGTCACAATCTTATGTGCAAGGTTGGGGAAGTTGTAGTCTCTGGTGGTGTTAGACGTTCTGCTATGATTAGTTTGTCTAATCTATCAGATGGACGCATGAGACATGCCAAGTCTGGCAAATGGTGGGAGACAGCACCACAAATGGCTCTGTCAAATAACTCTGTTGTTTATACAGAAAAACCAGACGGTGAAACATTTTTACGTGAATGGACATCTCTTGTGGAATCAAAGTCTGGTGAACGTGGAATATTTAATAGATTATCTGCAAAAGATCAAGCATCAAAGTATGGTAGGCGAGATCCTAATTATGACTTTGGCTGTAATCCCTGCAGTGAAATAATATTACGTCCTTATCAATTCTGCAATCTGACCGAAGTAGTTATTCGTGAGAAAGATAAGTTTGACGATTTGAAGAGAAAGGTTATGCTTGCTACCATACTTGGCACAGCACAAGCTACACTTACAAAGTTTCCTTACCTACGTAAGATTC